GTCTGCCCCAGCCACTGCTCCTGGCGCTTCAGCAATCAACACCGCTGTTGCTCTTCGCACCCAGTTGACTGAGAATGAAGTTCCTGCTGATAACCGCGTGATGGTTATTGGTTCGGATGTTACTGCTCAGCTGCTCCTTGACGATCACCTCTTGAAGACCAATGAGGCTGGTAACTCTGACGCTCTTCGGAACGCAAACGTTGGCCGCCTTTTCGGTATGCCAGTGGTTGAGTCCGTTGTTGTCGGTGCCGGTGAAATGTGGATCGTGCAGCGCGAAGCGTTGACGTTCGTTTCGATCACACCTTCAATGCCTCGTGGTGCTGCAAACGCAGCTGTCGAGGTTTACGACAACCAAGCATTCCGCGTTGTCTTTGGTTACAACCAGGACAAGAAGCAAGACTTGGTTTCGGGCGACAGCTACTTGACCTCAAAGGTCACTCGTCCAGAAGGCGTTGTTGGAGCGACTCTTACTCCTGCTACCCCGTAATTCTACTTGGTTGGGGGGCGGGCGTTATGCCTGTCCCCTCTCCAACTTGAGGAGTTTCAAATGACACTTGAAGAGCTTGCACAGGCGATTGAGGATAGGACTGGTCAACCAGTTGATTTGGCGTGGCTTGCACAAGTTGTCGCTGAGATTCTCGCTTACGTTCGATTGTTGGCACCTTGCAAGATTGATATTTGGCAAACGATTGAAGATTTACCGCCTGACATTATCGCGGTGGTTGTTGCCGCTATCTCACGGATTCTGGTTAACCCTCGCGGGCTTCGCCAGGAAACTATCGGTGAGTACTCGTACACGATTAACAGTACGGGAAACGGCGACCTCTTTACTGACACTGAGAAGCGCATCATTGCTTCTGTTGCTGGTTGTGGTGGATCGTTTAAGTCGATCACGATGAAAGTTGTTCCACCTCCCATTGATTTGGCAACACCAGATCGGGATGCGTGGGCAGAGGATCGTCTTGATCTGCGTTGGGAGGTCTAATGCTCCCAAAGTATTTGTTGACGCAGGATGCGAAGTTAATGTTCGATCAGCCTAATAACGGATACAACGTGCTTCCTCCACCTCGCGACGCTGAGGTTGTCCGGGCTTACTTCAAGCCACGGAGATCTGACACGATTGTGAATGGTGGGCAGGTTCTCACTACTGAGTACAGCTTGATGTTCAATTATCACACGAACGTTGATGGCCTTACTGGTGTTGAGATTGATGGTGACTTGTTCACTGTTGAGGGCACACCGATGGCGCACTGGAACCCGACAACTATGTCGATTGAGTATTTGCGGGTTGACTTGCGAAGGTCGGGTGTTTGATATGGCTGGTTTGAGAATAATCTCAAAGTATGTTGGTGATTCAGATTTGGTGATGATAGATAAAGTCACTAAGACTGCGGGTGGTCAGATAAATCAAGATCTTCAGCAAACTGCTAATCAGTTGGCTGGCGCTATTAAGGCTGGTATATCTCAAGCACCTAATCCTTCAACAGGATCAGGTACACAGAGTTACTTGGATTTGAAGGATGATGCCAGAGCTGGAATTGGTGTTGTTTCTGAAAGGTCACAGGTTTGGAAACGTAAAAAGATTGTTCCTGGTTCTAAGATCCCGGTCTTCTTGGTTTCTACATCACCTGGTGAGGCACGGTCGGCATTTGCTAACAGCATGATTGAGTTTGGGCGCGGCAGGCTTCCGGGGTATCACCCGTGGCTTCGTGCTCTGGTTAATGCTGGTGGCAGACCAAGCAAAAGCTATCTGAAAAAGGGTGGGTGATGCTTCATGGCTTATGACCCAGTGTCGACAGTTATGTCTACTATAAAAACTGCTCTTCCAAACGTTGAAGTGTTTGGAGGGTACATCCCGGCTACGCATGACGCTGTACCAGTAATCCTGGTGCGAGCAATTTCTCGTCAACCGGCAACTCAACCCACCACACAGTGGTGGAGGTACTACATAACGGCTGATGTGATGGATTTGAATCCATCGGTTTCTCAGGGAATGGCTTGGGATGCAGAGTTTGCAATCAACAGCATTGGCGGGAGCCAAGAAACAGGAAGTGTTCAGTACTGCGAAGTGAGCAGTGTGGAGCAGATTGAAGATGGTGGCTGGACGCCAACAAGGTACCGCAATGTATTAACAATCGAAATTGTAGCAAGACCTATTAACTGAAACTAAGGAGCAAGAAATGGCAATAAGTGCAGATGAAGTTCGTGTAGCTGGTACGGGGCGCGTTTATACTGCCCCTAAAGGCACCGAACTTCCTACAACGGTGGACTCAGCGTTACCCGCTGACTGGACCGATCTTGGGTATGTAACGACTGATGGTGTTTCGTTCACCTTTAGTCGTGAGACCGAGGATTTGGCGGCTTGGCAAGGAGATAAAATTCGGGTGCTCTCATTGAGTGAGCCGAAGATGGTTGAGTTCACGCTCATGCAGACTGATGCTGCTGTTTTGGAGACAGCATTCGGTGGAGGAACTGTCGTAACAGCAGATGGCGTGACAACTTACACACCACCTGTGCGTGGAGAGAATGTGGAACGGTCAATGGTCATCGAATTTATGGATGATGATATTACTTACCGTTACGCCTTCGGCCGGGTGCAGCAAGAGGGCGACGTTAACTTTGTGCTTACGCGCGAAGGTGCCGTTGAGTACCCAGTCACGTTCGGTGTGCTTGAGGCAGATCCTGCCTACACGATCATTACTAATGATCCAGCAATGGAAGCACCAATCGTTTTTGGGACTACAAAAAAAGCCCCAACGGTATTGAACGACTAATTAAATAAACCTGACCGGCCCCCAGCACCCTCCCTTGCTTGGGGGTCGGTCTTTATTAACTAGGCAAGGGCCTTCCTTGTTTAGCATGGCTACGAAGTAAAGGAACAAAATCTTATGAGCACTAAATTCGACATCACAATCGACGGTAAGATGGAAACATTTACAGTTAAACCAAAGCACATCCTGAAGATTGAACGTGAGTCTGGCGGGATCAGTGCAAACATTGAGTCTTCCTACAAACTTGCTTACCTCGCTACTGAGTCAAAACTCTCTTTTGAGGATTGGCTGGATGGTGTAGACGACATTGAAGCCGTCGATCAAGAAGAAGTAGCAGAAGAAGCTGATTCAAAAAACCTTACCAGCGGCGCCTAGCAGATCTTGCGGTCTATTCGGGCATAGCGCCGTCAGCCCTTCTCGATGAGGATGAAGGAATGCTGGCGGCGCTTGAACGTGCGGTTATGCGTAAAACAACCGCATGGACCACTGACCGCGAACTGCAAGCGTCGCACATTGAACTTACACATATGACGTATCTACTATTGGCTCGTGCACACGGGGCTAAGAAGGTGGGTAAGCCATTACGAGTCCCAAGACCGGATGATAAACCGGCAGCACCGTTGTCGCCACGAGAGTTCGCGCAACAATTCAAACGCTAGGAGAATTTCATGGCAGCAAACGGTAGCATTGGACGTTTATATGTGTCAGTGGGCGCTAACGTAAAGCCAGCATTGAAGGCTTTGAACCAGGTACAGAACACGGCTGCAAAAACTTCTGACGCTTTGAATAAGGTTGGCACAGGATCTAACGGCGCGGAGAAGGTCGCTGCTAGTTCAAAGAAGTCTTCTAAGTCCGTTAAGCAACTTGGTGACGAGGCGAGCAAGACCGGTCAGAAACTTAAGAGAATGGGCGACCAAACCAAAGCGGTCGGCAAGCCTATCGCAAACCTTCAGGCAGCGACTTACCGTCTGTCCCAGGCTTTCGTTAACCTTCGTTACGGTAACCCTCTTGGCGTGTTCGCTGGTTTAAGTTCGGCTGCTACTTCCACTGGCCGTGCAATGGGTGGAATGGCCTCCAAGTCTAAACTTGTTATTGGTGCTATGGCCGGTATTGCTGCTGCGGTTGCTGCTGTTGGTATTGGTTTGACAGTAGTTGGCGTTAAGCTTGCTAAGTTTGGTTTGACGGAAGCCGCTAACCTTGAAACTCTCCGAATTCAGTATGAGGGTCTTCTTGGTACGGCTGCTGCTGGTGCTGCCGAGGTTGAGTACATTCTTAATCTTGGTAAAGAGTCCGTTGTTCCTACTGAGGGTCTGCTTGAAGCGAACCGTTTGCTGCTGGCTTACGGTGTTACGGCGACAGAGACTAGGCAGAGCCTTGTCAAATTCTTCTCCGATTTTGGTTCGGCCACTGGTCTAAGCGCAGCACGCTTGCAGGATATGGCTTATGCGTTAGGGCAAGTGGAGGCACAGGGTAAGGCCAATCAGATCGATATGCGTCAGCTTGCTAACGCTGGTCTGAACCTAGCAATCGTGTACGAGAAGATCGCGGAGCAGCAGGGTATCTCTGCCGCTGCCGCCAAAGAACTCACTAGCGAAGGTAAACTCACTGCCTCAATTTTGACTCCAGCGATTATCGCTCTTGGTGATAACTACGCGGATGCTGCTGAGAAAGCCCGTAATAGTACTAAAGGTATTTTGGCGAACTTGAAGGACATCACGCAGATCAATGCTGGTATCGCGTTTGAGTCTTTACTGAATGAACTTAAGCCTTTACTGATTTTTGCTGAGAAGTTTATTGAGGCGTTTGATTTCAGACCGATTGCTAAGTCTTTCAGTAACTTTATTGCGTATGTTCAAGAGGGTCTTGGTGTTGTCGACGTAGACGTTGTTGCTACTGCCAACACCATTTCTAACGGTATTGCTCAGACTATTGAGTATATTGGAAAAGCCACTTCGATAGTTATTTCTTACGTCAAAGTGGTTACTTCAGTTATTAACATGATGACCACAGCGTTTATTACGGCTGCGAACGGTATTGTTGCCGCTATTGTTTGGTTGGTTGCTAAACTTGTAGATGGTATAGAATTAATTGTAAGTCGTATTCCGTTGATACCACAATCGTGGAAAGATGGAATGGCGGATGCTAAAGATGCTGTTGCTGATTTCTCCAATGAGACCAATGATAGGTTTTCAGGGTTGGTATCGTCAAGTGCCAGCGCCGCTAGTGCAGTGGGTAAAAATCTAGTCGCTGGGTTTGGGGTTTTAACTTCCGGTGTTAAAGGTGTAGGATATACAGGAGGTGTACCTGGTATAGAGGAAGCTCGTGCTAGAAGGGATCAAGCCGATGCAGCTCCTCTAATACCCGT